TGAGATAGAGCATCTGGAGGTGCAGCAGCTATATAATCCCATGTTTGATCAGATAGTTTAGTTATAAATTTGCCAATTTCTGAGTCAAGTAAAACTGGCATGGTTATATTTCTTGAAACACCATCTGAATTTGTTTTAATTAGATTAATGTTGTATATGTCCTCTGTTGCTATTCCAGAGTTATCTATCCTATTTGTCAGTATGATACTTAAGCTTAACATTTTTGCTCCTATGCTTTTATGATGAAATTAACAACTATCGCTGGTGGAATAATCCCGAATGCAGTTCCACCTCCAGTACTAGAATTAGTAACTGTATGATTATGATTGGAACTTTCAACACCAGTAGTAGTACCATGAATATGACCTTGATGAGCACCTTGCGTATTAGGAGTTCCGTTAGCACTTCTGTTAGCACCATCCCTTAAACCATATGATCCAGATGAACCAACATTTCTTCCCCAACCATGCGTGTGGTCAACAGATACTGTACCACTTGTTCCTGAGTGTGTATGATTTGCAGTTTGTGTTCCTACTGTTGTAGCATGAGTATGAGAAGCCATGTTAGCTTCAGATAAAGTAACTGTTTCTGCTCCTACATTTGAACCCAAAGTTCTAGTAGTTAAAGAAGTTCCTGTTCCTGCACAAATTGGAATTCTACCTCTCATATCAGGCAAAGTAAAAGTATCGTTAGAATTTCCAGAACCATAAGTAGTTCCAATTACTTTAAATAAATCGCCATAAGTCTTTCTGCTAATAGCACTTCCATTGCATAAAAGCCATCCGTTAGGAACTACAGATCCAGCAAAAAATCTTATAACACCAATAGGAGTAAAAGATGATTGCAAGCCTTGAAACGAACTTCCTTTTGGGGAGTTGGTTGGTATCATGCTGTAAGAAAAAGATCCAGCCAATTGCTCACCTATATTTTAATAATGAAATTAACAACTATTGACGGAGGCATAATTCCAAAAGCTGTTCCACTTCCAGTATTTGAGTTTGTTACTGAGTGTGTGTGATTAGCACTTTCTGTTCCTGTTGTAGTAGCATGAGTATGATTTTGCTGAATGCCACCAGTACTAGGTTGACCAGAACTACTAGCTGTTCCTGAGTCCATTAATCCGTAAGAGCCAGATGTACCCGCAGTATGACTAAAGTTGTGTACATGATTTGCACTTTCACCACCACTTGTTCCTGTGTGTGTATGCGTAACACTTTCTGTTCCAACCGTAGTTGCATGTGTGTGAGAAGGCAAGTTAGTTTCGGCCAATGTAGCTGTTTCTGCACCAAAAGTTGCTGCTAATGTCCTTGTGGTTAAACTAGAACCAGAACCAACACCAATAGGTAGTCTTCCTCTCATGTCTGGTAAAGTAAATGTGCTATTAGAATTACCAACGCCATAAGTAGTGCCTATGACTTTAAACAAATCACTAAAAGCTACCCTACTAACAATACTTCCATCACAAATTAACCATCCGATTGGAGCAACAGAACCAGCAAACATTTCTATTATACCAGTCGGTATGATTGGTGTTTTTATAGGCTCAAATGAACTTCCCTTTGGAGAGTTAGTAGGCATCGAATTATAAGAAAAAGATCCAGCCAATTTTTCACCTATATTTTAATAATAAAATTAACGGCTATTGATGGTGGCATAATACCAAATGGTGTTCCACTACCTGTGTTTGAATTAGTAACACTATGTGTATGTGTAGCACTTTGAGTTCCAAATGTGGTTGAATGAGTGTGACCAACAGAATTCCCACCTGTTTGTGGTGTTCCCGAACTACTAGCAGTAAGCGAATCTATAATCCCAACTTGTGAACCAGTAGTTCCTATAGGTTTGTTATAACTATGTGTATGATTTACGCTTTGATCACCGCTTGTTCCTGTGTGAGTATGATTAGCACTTTGTGTTCCAACTGTAGCGGTATGGGTATGTGGTGGAAGATTTGTTTGTGCTAATGTTACTGTCTCTGCACCCAAATTCGCCCCTAAAGTTCTAGTGGTAAGCGATGTGCCTGTTCCAGCACCGATAGGTAATCGCCCTCTCATATCTGGTAATGTAAATGTAGTATTAGAATTACCAGCCCCATATGTAGTTCCTATTACTTTAAATAAGTCGTCATAAGTCCTTCTACTAACAGTACTTCCGTCACATATTAGCCAGCCATTTGGAGCAGTAGAACCAGCAAACATTTGAATGATACCAGATGATATAAAAGTGTCTTGAACTGCTTGAAACGCAGAACCCTTTGGCGAATTACTTGGTATCATGCCATAGTTAAACGCTCCAGCCATTAATAGCTTCCCCCCATTACACAAACTTGCAATGCGGTAGTACTAGCAGTAGTAGTAACACTAACAGAGGCAAAAAGCTTAAATGTAGATGGTAAAACAAGAGGGTTGGCAAAAGTCAAAGTAGTTGTAAATCCAGCTACAGTAGTGGATGGAGTTACAGCAGTCACAAGTATTTCTGTAAACAAATAAGCTGTAGTTCCATCCCATACCCATATGCCTACGATATTGCCAGCAGTCGCAGAAGTAAAAGAGGTGGAGCAAGCATTAACTTGAATTGAATCAATTCTTAATCCATTAGTAGAAGTTGGTACAACCTCTACAATATTTGCTGCTGCAAGACTAGCAGTTGCTGTTGGGCCTCTAGTGGTACAAGCTGTTTGTGCTGCAAGAGTTTTTGCAACAAAGTATGGTGCTTGAGCAAAGATAGGCGTTGATGTGACTGGCATTATAAACCTCCAAAGTTGTTAGCTAAGAAAACATTGCTTGCTGCTGATGGGGCGGTTGACCAAGACAATACGCCAGCACCACTAGTAATTATTACTCCACCATTAGCACCATCTGTAGTTGGCAAAGTCCATATTACATTACTTGCTATATTATCTCCAGCTTTAAATCCTACATAGTTTGTTCCATTAGCTGCTAGTTCATAGAACCTTAATTCGCTTGTATTGCCAGCAGAAGTATTAAAAGGAGTTAGATTTAAAGACCTTGCTAAATATAGTGAGTAGTTACTATCAACATAAAGTAGCTTAGTTTCACCAAAGTTTTGTATTCTGAATAGATCTCCTGACTGAGAAGAAGAGCCTCGTATAACTATACCAACGCCAGCATCGGTTCCTGTTAGAACACGAAGTGCATAGGCGTTAGTTAAAGTTAGATTAGTTCCAGCAATAGGAGCAGAATCAATCTGTATTGTTGCAGCATTTGTAAATGTACTCGCACTTACCGCACTATAAGTTGGGGCAGATATTTTTATTGCTCTTTGAGAACTTAAAAAACCAGCGGAAAATTGAACGGTTCTATTAAGATTTAGAAAAACATCGCTATATTCTGTAGCTGCTGTCAAAGCAGTATGATTAGGAGCAGTAACTGTAACTGAAGAAGGCTGTGTTCCTGTGCCAACAGTAGGACTTATAGCAAGCACTGGAGTAGTTACTGTTGTGCCATTAAAAGTAAAGCTTGAAGATCCAGCAGCAGCATTGCTTCCGTCTTTGTAGACAACCTGATTTGCTGATCCAGCAACTGGGCCAGTTAAACCTTGTAGTCCTTGGTTTCCTTGAGAACCTTGATCTCCTTGATTCCCTTGACCTTGATCACCTTGCGAGCCTTGGTAACCTTGATCTCCCTGCCATCCCTGATCTCCCTGATGACCTTGCCAACCCTGATGACCTTGGTCGCCCTGTTCTCCTTGGTATCCCTGATAACCTTGCCAGCCATACATACCTTGATCACCTTGTGACCCTTGCCATCCTTGCCAGCCATACATACCTTGATCGCCTTGATTTCCTTGATAACCCTGCCATCCATAGTTGCCTTGATCACCTTGATTTCCTTGTAATCCTTGTTCACCTTGCCATCCATAATTTCCTTGATCACCTTGATTTCCTTGATCACCCTGATTACCATAATTACCTTGATTTCCTTGTTCGCCTTGTGAACCTTGTTCTCCTTGATTTCCTTGGTTTCCTGTTCCAGTTACACCTTGAAAACCTTGTCTTCCTTGAAAACCTTGGTTACCTTGATTTCCAATAATGCCTTGTAACCCCTGATTTCCTTGGAAACCTTGTCTTCCTTGATATCCTTGTTCTCCTTGAAAGCCTTGATTGCCAACAATTCCTTGAAAACCTTGTCTTCCTTGAAAACCTTGAAATCCTTGAGATCCTTGAGATCCTTGAACTCCTTGTTCTCCTTGAAATCCTTGATTACCTTGATTGCCTTGATAACCTTGATAGCCCCTAAAGCCTTGATATCCTTGAGATCCTTGAGATCCTTGATATCCTTGAGATCCTTGAAAGCCTTGAAAGCCTTGATTTCCAGTTCCAGTTAAACCTTGAAAACCTTGTCTACCTTGAGAACCTTGATTGCCTTGATTGCCTGTTAAACCTTGAAAACCCTGTCTGCCTTGAAATCCTTGATTCCCTATTGATCCTTGAAAACCTTGTCTGCCTTGATTTCCAGTACTTCCAGATAAACCTTGATCGCCTTGATTTCCTGTTGCTCCAACAACTCCTTGATTGCCTTGAAATCCTTGTGAACCTACATCTCCTTGATCTCCTTGGTTTCCTTGATTTCCTTGATCTCCTTGACTTCCCTGATAACCTTGATTGCCTTGATTGCCTTGATATCCTTGGTCGCCCTGATTGCCTTGATCTCCATAAAATCCTTGATTACCCTGCGATCCTTGATCTCCTTGTTCTCCTTGGTTACCTTGCGACCCTTGATCACCTTGATCGCCTTGATCGCCTTGATCCCCTTGACTTCCTTGATATCCTTGAAAACCTTGAAAACCAGTTAAACCTATTTCTCCTTGAAAACCTTGATTGCCCTGATCGCCCTGTTGTCCTTGTTCACCTTGAAATCCTTGATCACCTTGATTTCCTTGAAATCCTTGTTCCCCAACAATTCCTTGAAAACCTTGATCACCTTGATTACCCTGCAATCCTTGCAATCCTTGTGGTCCAGCAACACCTAGTCCAACCCAACCAGTATCGTTGTAAACCCATGTCTTACCATCGAATGTATAAGTGTCATTATTATCGGGATTAATAGGAAAATTTATTGGCATATTGCATATATCCTAAGTTTTTATTATGTAGTTTAATGCTATGCTTGGTTGCATGTTATCATGCGAATAACCACCACCAGTATTGTTGGCATTGCTTATATATGGCGTAAATGTATGGGTATGATCAATGCTAGGACTATCTCCAACCGTACAGTATTGTCCATACTCTGAACCACCAGACACTATAAGTCTTCCTTGATAACCACCACCAAGATTAGCAAATCCATAAGCACCTCTTCCTATTTGACCACCTCCAGCAACCCAAACCGCAGAGTGTGAATGCACTTGATTAGCAGACATACCACCAGTGCTACCACCATATACAGCATTAGGATGAGTATGTGCTGGTATTTGAGATGAATTTAAAGTGACTGTTTCTGTACCTATTTTAACAGCCAATCCCCTATTCGTAAGACCAACACCAGTTCCAACACCAATTATTGTTCTGCCTCTTAAGTCTGGTACTCCAAATGTGCTACCATTTCCTGCACTATATGTTGTTCCAATTACAGTAAATAATGCAGCATAAGTAGTTCTAGAATAAGTATTTGTACCATCACATAATAACCATCCAGCAGGAGCAGTAGTACCAGCAAAAGCAATTATTGATCCTGTTGGATTCGAGCTAACTGCTGGCGAGCTAGTCCAAGTAGAGCCATTGCTTGTAAGAACATTCCCACTTGTTCCAGCAGAAGTAAGCCCAGTTCCACCAGAACCAACAGCAAGAGTAGTCGATAGACCACCAGCAGTAATTGAACTTTGATTTATCCAAGATGGAGCAGATGAACCATTTGATTTTAAAACTTGATCACTAGTTCCTGCTGCTAAAATTGCTGTTGAACTTGTTCCAGATTGATATGGAATACCACCTATAGAACCACCAGAAATATTTATTGCTGTTGTAGCTACACCAGTAGTATTTTGATTAAGCGTAGGTATATCGGCAGGAACTAAAGATCTAAAAGATGGAACACCAGTAGAACCATTTGGGGAAGCAAGTACAGTATTTCCAGATTGATTTACAAATGTAACTGTGAAAGTTCCAGCATTTATAACTGGCGATCCAGAAACATTGAATATGGCTGGTGCAGATAATGATACAGAAGTCACAGAACCACTAGATTGAAAACCTTGGTTTCCTTGATTGCCTTGATTGCCTTGAAAACCTTGATTTCCATTATTTCCAGCCGATCCCTGTGATCCAGTACCACCAGATAAACCCTGATTACCTTGGTAGCCTTGATTACCAAGTATTCCTTGAAATCCTTGTCTGCCTTGAAAACCTTGATCACCTTGTAAGCCTTGATTTCCTTGAGATCCTATCGTTCCAACAGTTCCTTGAAATCCTTGATTACCTTGATTTCCTTGAAAACCTTGAGATCCAGTTATACCCTGTCTTCCTTGATTGCCTTGGTTTCCTTGAGGTCCAACAGAACCTTGAATACCTTGATTTCCTTGGTTACCTTGAGATCCAATAGATCCTTGAACTCCTTGACTTCCTTGACTTCCTTGACTTCCTAAAATACCTTGAAATCCTTGTGGTCCTCTTACAAGACTCACATTCTGCCAATATACTGGAGATGAACCAGTATAAATCAAACCATCGCCTATAGATGCTGTGCCACCAGTTGGATTAGGACATGCCTGAGTAGCTGTTCCTTGATTTACATTTGTGACAATCCACATATCACCTAAAGATGCACCAGCAGTTTCATTGTTAAATATGTTTTCCCATGTTTCTGAACCTTGAATGGTTACGCCAGAACCAGATGTTCCTTGATAGCCTTGATAGCCTTGATAGCCTTGATTTCCTTGATCACCTTGCTCTCCTTGGTATCCTTGATTTCCTTGAAAACCTTGGTTTCCTTGAAAACCTTGATCGCCTTGTTCTCCTTGATCACCTTGATTTCCTTGATCTCCTTGAAATCCTTGATACCCTCTAATTCCTTGATAACCTTGTTCTCCTTGATTACCTTGTTCGCCTTGTTCTCCTTGTTCTCCTTGATTTCCTTGAAATCCTTGATCACCTTGCAGTCCTTGATTACCTTGTTCGCCTTGAAAACCTTGATAACCTTGATCGCCTTGATATCCTTGATCCCCTTGATCTCCTTGATAACCTTGATCGCCTTGATAGCCAATTTCTCCTTGATAGCCCTGATCGCCTTGATAACCTTGTTCTCCCTGATCTCCTTGAACCCCTTGAGATCCTTGAAGACCCAAATCTCCTTGGTATCCTTGATAACCTTGATTTCCTTGTTCGCCTTGGTTCCCTTGTTCACCTTGGTATCCTTGTTCTCCTTGGTATCCTTGGAAACCTTGATTTCCTTGAAAACCTTGTTCTCCTTGATTTCCTTGATCTCCTTGATTACCCTTTTGAACCAATAAAGTCCATCCGTTGTTTGGAGGTGTCGCTCCCAAAGACCAACTTCCAACATTGGTCAATTGATACAATGATCCTTGATAAGTAGCAGCATCATTTAAAACATAGGTAGTTAAAGCAGACCATGTGCCAGTATAAGTATAAGGCACATCTCCCTGATAGCCTTGGTATCCTTGATAACCTTGATTTCCTTGTTCTCCCTGATAGCCCTGATTTCCTTGAAATCCTTGTTGTCCTTGGTATCCTTGTTCACCCTGATAACCTTGATCTCCCTGCGATCCTATGCCACCCTGATCTCCCTGTTCTCCTTGAAAACCTTGCAACCCTTGTTCGCCCTGTTCTCCTTGAAAACCTTGAAAACCAGCACCTTGAAAACCTTGTTCTCCTTGATTTCCTTGTACGCCTTGTGTGCCTTGAGTTCCTTGACTTCCTTGGAAACCAGCACCTTGAAATCCTTGTTCGCCTTTTGCACCTACAAATTGAACCCACTGTGAACTATCTGTATCTACAACATATATGTAAAAAATACCAGTTGATGTATCTATCCAAAGATCGCCAGCAGTTGGCGATAATGGAGCAGTTGGACTTGCAGTATAGACACCCCTATTTATGCCTTGATAACCCTGTTGCCCCTGTTCTCCCTGATACCCTTGATATCCCTGATAGCCAGTATCACCCTTATCACCAGTTCTTGCAAAGGTGAGCAATACTTCATCATCATTAGAAAACGAGCCACTTCCAGATAAATAAGAAATTGTAACATCAAAGAAGCTAGGCTCTTGTTCTGAGGAATTGCTTATAGTGTAAAGTGCAAATACTGTAGAGTCATTTTTCTTAGATAATTTGAAATGACCTTTCATAGTGCTTGTTGAAGCAGAGATTGTGGCTAAGAATAGAGAAAGATCTATGTTTGCATTATTTGGATTATCATCAATTATAACATGCGTAGCTGATGCAAGAGAAGCATTGTTAAATCTTATGTAGTTGTCGCCTGGATCATTGATAAAATAATTATTTGTGTCTATTTTATATTCAACTGTTACACCACCAAAGCTACCAGTTGCTCCCTGATATCCTTGGTCGCCTTGATTTCCATAATTGCCTTGATCGCCTTGTAATCCCTGATCACCTTGTGATCCCTGATCACCTTGATTTCCATGTTCTCCTTGGAATCCTTGATCACCCTGTGAACCTTGTTCACCCTGCGAACCTTGATTTCCCTGATCTCCTTGAAAACCTTGAAATCCCTGTTCTCCTTGATTTCCTTGGAATCCTTGCTCACCTTGAAAACCTTGATCTCCTTGATTCCCTTGAAATCCTTGGTCACCCTGATTGCCTTGATGGCCTTGTTGACCTTGTTCCCCTTGAAATCCTTGATCACCTTGATCACCTTGATTTCCTTGAAAACCCTGTTCTCCTTGAAATCCTTGTTCGCCCTGTTCTCCTTGATGACCTTGGAAACCCTGTTCGCCCTGATGACCTTGTATACCTTGATTTCCTTGATGACCTTGAAATCCTTGTTCGCCTAAAATCCCTTGATAACCTTGATATCCTTGAACGCCCTGATGACCTTGAATGCCTTGGTGACCTTGTAATCCTTGATTACCTTGATATCCTTGATCGCCCTTAAGACCTTGTAAACCTTGATGACCTTGTAAACCTTGATTACCTTGTGACCCCTGCAATCCCTGCAACCCCTGATTACCTTGTGGACCAACTTGTGTATACATCACTTGCATTACAGTTGCAATTACTGATGGTATAGCTGGTGCTGGAGATGTAGATGTGTTCCTTAAAAGTTGAATATTAGTATTATCAGTACTCCACATTATTTCTATATATTCATTAGCAGATGTGGTAGTAAAAAGATAATCCCAAGCAGCAACATTAAATGGGTTATTTGAAGTAACATTTACTTTTGTGGCAGAATCAGCAACATCTACGCCATTTAATTTAAACCAAATCTGTACAGTTTGTCCATTACCACCACCGCCAGAATAATATAATTGAGCAGAAAACTGTAGATCATAAGTTCCAGGATGAGCAACTTTAATCTGAGAGTTTGATTGTATAGAAACGCCATTAGCATCTGGCGTATTGTTAAATGTCATCGCATAAGCTGTAGCTGTTGAAGCAGCAGTCTGAGTTAAATCAGAATAGAAAGATCCGTAATAACCTAAAGCACCACCAGCACCAGTAACGCCCTGATAACCCTGTGGTCCAATACCACCAACTTGTGTAAAGGTTATATCATCAGTTCCAATACGAATACTTCCATCTACATTAGAACCAACACTATTTTGCAAAGAAGAAGTATTATTATTTACTGTTCCAGCTACTATAAATAGATAATCGCCATACTCAACTTGAGCAGCGATATGATTATCAAAGTCTGTTGCTCTGATGAGTTTGTATAAAGCAGATGGTCCACCAGTGGCATCAACTGTATAAATACCATTCTGTCTTGCATCAGATTGATTTTTAACTAATATTCTATCACCAACAGCTACAGCAACACTATCAACAGACAAAGCCCCATTTGTAGTGGCTTGAATATAAGCACCAACGCCAGTACCATTAGATGCATCTGCACTTCCAGCAGTGTAAGTTGGGGAATTATTAAGGGCGGTAGTTGTTGCTAAACGAGCAGATGTGTGAGCGTTTTCCGTGTTCTTTGGTCCTTGAACACCTTGGTAGCCTTGATCCCCTTGATAGCCTTGCTCGCCTTGATAACCCTGATAACCTTGGTCACCCTGTGATCCCTGATCTCCTTGATTTCCTTGGAATCCTTGATCGCCTTGATTACCTTGTTCACCTTGAAATCCTTGTTCACCTTGAAACCCTTGTTCTCCTTGAAAACCTTGATAACCCTGATCTCCTTGAATACCTTGTTCACCTTGATAACCTTGGAATCCTTGATGGCCTTGAATCCCTTGTTCTCCCTGTTCTCCTTGAAAACCTTGATGGCCCTGATTACCTTGGAAACCTTGTTCACCTTGAAATCCTTGATCGCCCTGTGATCCTTGTAAACCTTGAAATCCTTGGTTGCCTTGTTCGCCTTGAAAACCTTGTAATCCTTGATCTCCCTGATTACCTTGTTCACCTTGAAAACCTTGTTCTCCTTGAAACCCTTGATAGCCCTGATCGCCTTGTAATCCCTGTTCACCTTGGAATCCTTGATCACCTTGATTGCCTTGGAAACCCTGATCTCCTTGGAAACCTTGGTCACCCTGATTGCCTTGTAAACCTTGTTGACCTTGGTCACCTTTCTGAGCAATCAATGTCCAAAAAGTTCCTTCTGAGGGCGTATCCCCAAGATTGCCACCATTAGAATGAATGCGATACCAAGTTTGCCCTAAATAAGTTGCTATATCACCTATAGCATACGATGCACCGCCACTGTAAGCACCTGTGAAATTCCATAATGCATCTGATCCTTGATTACCTTGAGAACCTTGTTCACCCTGCCAACCTTGATAACCTTGATTTCCTTGAAACCCTTGTTCACCTTGAAAGCCTTGATTGCCTTGATTGCCTTGTTCACCTTGTAATCCCTGATTTCCTTGTGATCCTTGATCACCTTGGAAACCCTGTTCACCTTGATCACCTTGAAAACCTTGTTCTCCTTGGCCACCTTGATCTCCCTGATTTCCTTGTGAACCTTGATCGCCTTGCGAACCCTGTTCTCCTTGATCACCTTGGTCACCTTGGTCACCTTGATTTCCTTGTGATCCTTGTGATCCTTGATTACCCTGTGATCCTTGATAACCTTGTGAGCCTTGGTTCCCTTGAAAACCCTGATAGCCTTGCGAACCAACAAGACCAATAGACAGAGTAACAAAATCTTCGTTATTTATTACTCCGTATGTACTAACTAGTGTCACATTAAATATTACATAACTTCCATCTACAGTATCATTTGTTGCAGTACCATCTACGCAAGAAGTTATTTGATAAGTAACATATGTTGAAGGATTGGCTTGATGGGTTAAAGTTAAATAACCACTCTGAATACTTAAAAATAAATCATGTAGGGTAGTATTTATTCCGTATGGATTATCATCTACTTTAACCTGAGTAGCCGAAGTAAAAGGATCAGCATTAAAACTTATATAGTCATTAGTAGGATCAAGATCTGTAAGAGTTGTTGTATTTACCTTGTATGTCCAAGACAATGCAGCAATTCCACGCTCGCCTTGATCTCCCTGATTTCCTTGCGAGCCTTGTTCGCCTTGCCAACCTTGATAACCTTGTTCCCCTTGTGATCCTTGATTACCCTGTTCTCCTTGATTACCTTGATCTCCTTGATTTCCCTGTTCACCTTGTTCTCCTTGAAAACCTTGGTCGCCTTGATCTCCTTGATCACCCTGATTTCCTTGTGAGCCTTGTTGACCTTGTTCTCCTTGAAATCCTTGGTCGCCTTGATTTCCTTGAAATCCTTGTTCACCCTGCAATCCTTGGTCGCCCTGCGATCCTTGGTCGCCTTGATTTCCCTGTGATCCTTGATCTCCTTGTAAACCTTGTTCACCTTGAAAACCCTGATCACCCTGATCACCCTGTTCTCCTTGAAATCCTTGTGAACCTTGATCTCCTTGATCTCCCTGATTACCTTGTTCGCCTTGGAAACCTTGTTCTCCCTGATTACCTTGAAAGCCCTGTTCTCCTTGAAATCCTTGATTGCCTTGTAAGCCTTGGTCACCTTGAAAACCTTGGTGACCTTGTAAACCTTGATCACCCTGATTTCCTTGAAAACCTTGTTCTCCTTGAAACCCTTGATGTCCTTGGTTTCCTTGTTGTCCTTGGTAACCTTGATTACCTTGCTCACCAACTTTTCCTGCAAGACAAATTGAAAGAGTGTCGTATGTTTTAAATCCAGGACTTGAAGAATGCGTAACAACTGCAACTATATTCCCTGTTGTGGGATTATAGGAAGTTATTCGCATGTACTGTATAACATTATCAGTTGGTGCGTATACAGACAGTGTTTGTCCAGCACCAAATGATAAACCTGTTGCTATAGGACTTTGATAATAATTTTCACCAACTGTTTGAAAATAATATTCGCCTGTGTTTTGCGTAGTGCAAATTAAAGGTGTTGTACCTTGAAAACCCTGATCACCCTGTGATCCTTGGTCACCCTGATTGCCTTGATAACCCTGTTCACCTTGATTTCCTTGTTCCCCTTGAAAACCTTGTTCGCCTTGGTGTCCTTGTAAGCCTTGTAAGCCTTGTAAGCCTTGTAAGCCTTGTTCACCTTGCAATCCTTGATCGCCTTGATCTCCCTGTGATCCTTGATTGCCCTGTTCACCTTGAAAACCTTGTCTTCCTTGAAACCCTTGATGACCTTGATCACCCTGTTCTCCCTGATGGCCTTGAAAACCTTGTCTTCCTTGAAAGCCTTGATGGCCTTGCCAACCTTGATCTCCCTGATGACCTTGAAACCCTTGTCTTCCTTGAAAACCTTGGTTTCCTTGTAAACCTTGTAACCCTTGCCTTCCTTGAAATCCTTGTGATCCTTGTGATCCATTTGTTCCTTTTTCAGCAAAAATTGTCCACCAACTATTTTCCGCAGGGGTAACTCCGTCAATAGTTGATATGCAAATCCAAGACGAACCACCATATGTAACCACATCATTTACATAATATTGTGAACTAGGGTTATAGGCTCCACGAAAAGTAAGCCCAACACCAATAGACCCTTGATTACCTTGGTCACCTTGATCTCCTTGTAGACCTTGTTCACCCATTTGTCCTTGATGTCCTTGAACACCAATCATTCCTTGTAAGCCTTGGGAACCTTGAAAACCCTGTTGACCTTGCGATCCAAGAAGATCTGATGTGATAAAATTTTCACCATCAAAAAAAACGGCTTGTCCAGAGGCTGGTACTCCAGAAAAGTCGTCTTGATCTTGTATTCTTGTTATGTTTCTTTGGAAATGCATATTTTATTTTCTCCAAAGATAAATACACCATCTTTTAAGTAATGGCTGGCCACTTTTTAATGGGGCAATCTTGAGTAGCCCAACTAGCTTTTATCTTCAAGTTGCACCCACACTTTGTGCATGTCCAATTTGGGCTATCTTTATTAACTTCTGGACATGTGTCACAAACATCAAGCCTAATTTTTAATTGCTCGTCTGAAACTTTTGGCATACCAGAAGCAACATGCTTAACAGCAGCCTTTGCAAAATTGGCAGCTTTTTCAAAAATATTAGGTTCTTTACTCATAGCACTCTCCTTAAGATTTTATCCTGTGCTATTGTATTAAAAAAAACGACCCCAGTAAATACTGGAGTCGCTATTTTTTTTAAAAAACAAGGGATTAGAGTTG